GCTGACCCGGCGCCTGTCGCTACCCCCCAAGGGGTGACGTTTGCGGACCAGAAGGCTTTCGCTGCCGCGGTAGCCGCAGCGGTCGAGGCGAACAAGGCCCCCGCTGCGCCGGAACCGCCGGCGCCGGAGGTACCCATCACTGCCGACCAGTTCCTGTCTGCCGAGGAGAAGTCGCTGCTTGCATCCTACGACAAAGAGTGGGGCGAGGTGGCGAAAGCGGAGTCGGTTCGCCGGCGCTCGGAGATGCAGGCAATGCAGGCCCAGACTTACCGCGAACTTGAGAAAGTGCTGGCACCGATCGTGCGTACGCTGCGCGAATCGCAGGTACAGGCTCACTTCGCAACCATCCACCGCGCGCACGCGGATTACGACACGGTAATCCCCGACGTGAAGCAATGGGTGGAATCGCAGCCGGCGTTTTACCGCCCAGTGATGGAGCGGGTGCTGGCGAACGGGACCGCGAACGAGGTAATTGAACTCGTCCGTGCGTTCAAACAGGCAACAGGAAAGACGGGTGCAGTGCCAGAAGTACCGGCCTCGTCGGTTCCGCAAGCCACGAGTGCGCCGGCGACGCCAGTCGTACGGCAACAACCTTCTTTGAAGGCGGTACCCCCGCCGGCGGCGGTAGCTGCCACGGCGGCGGTGGTTAGTCAGCGGAGTAACAGCCAGTCGGCTGCGGACCCCAACGACTTCTACGCGGCCCTCAAAGACGCCCTTAGTGCTTAACGGAATGACAAAGAGGTAAATACGTGACTACTGCATATGGTGACATCACGCCGCGCCAAGCGGCTTTCTCGGTTGCGAACCTGCTGAAGCGGGCGCAACCCCTCCTGACGATCGAGCGGTTTGGCCAAGCCTACGTGCTGCCGAAGAACAACACGAAGACCGCCAAGTTCCGCCGGTACTTCCTGGAGAACTCGACGGGCTCGGCTTCGGGCAACGCGGGCAACTACGGCATCCCGTTGGCTACTACCCCCCTGGTCGAAGGCGTCACGCCTGCGGGCAAGAAGCTGGCGTCCAGGGATTACACGGTTCAACTCGAACAGTTCGGCGACTTCGTCGGTTTCACCGACGTCATCATGGACGTCCACGAGGACTTCCCGGCGGTTCTTCGTGAGCTCACGGACATCCTCGGCGAGCAGGCGGCGCAGACCATCGAGACGCTACGCTTCAACGTCCTGAAGGCCGGCACCAACGTGTTCTACGGCAACGGCGTGGCCCGCGCATCGGTAAACACCCCCCTTACCCTGGCTCTGCAGCGGCGCATCACCCGCGCACTCAAGCGCCAGAACGCCATGCCGCACACCAACGTGGTCAAGTCAACGCCCGCCTACGGCACGCAGTCCATCGAGGCGTCGTTCATCGGTCTATATCACTGCGACCTGGACAACGACATCCGTGGGATGCAGGGGTTCATCTCGACGAAGCACTACGCGTCGGTTACCCCCCTGGACGGCGAGCTGGGCAACGTCGACGACGTGCGCTACGTCCGTTCCACGGTGTTCGCGCCGTGGGCGGATGCCGGCGGCGCGGCGGGCGCGATGCTCTCCACGACCGGCACCAATGCCGACGTGTACCCGGTGCTGTTCCTGGCCCGTGACGCGTACGGTATCGTCCCGCTCAAGGGCGACCCGGTGAACGGTAGCTCGGTGAGTGTGATGGTCGTCAATCCGAAGCCCACCAACACTGACCCGCTCGGCCAGCGCGGTACCGCCGCATGGAAGATGTGGTCCGCAACGGTGATTCTTCAGGACGCGTTCCTGATCCGCGCGGAAGTCGCTGCTACGGCTTAACCGGTCGGCTGATCCTACCCCGCTACGGCGGGGTAGGTACTAGGAGCGCAGATTATGGGTACCATGACGTTGACAATAAAGACCGCGGTTAACGGGTTCACATTGGAGTACCGTGACCCGGAGGTCGAGACCGAGAACAAGGGCGACGGCCCGTGGGTTGACCCCTACAAAATCGTCGTTTGCAAGACCCCCGCGGACGTGTCGACGGTAGTCGCTGCGATCCTCCCAACGATGGCCTCGGACGAGGAAGAGGACAACTCAGCTGACGAGTTCAAGGTAGCGTTCAAACAAGCAATCAAGGAGCTGGCATGAGCAACGAAGAAACAGGCGACATTGGGTGGGGTGACGACGCCCAGGCCCCCGACGATACCCCGTCCGATATCCCGGCCCCCACGGCGCCGGTTGAAAAACTGCGGCGCAAGAAGCGGACGCCGGCGGCTCCCGCCGAGGAGCCCGCTGAAGCGGCGGCTCCCGCCGAGGAGCCCGCTGAAGCGGTGGCTGTCGTGGAGGTCAACCAAGTGGAGGAAATGCGCCGGGCGAAGCGTGTGAAAATCATCCTGGAAGAGAACGACGCGATCCCACCGGGCGGGCAGTTCTTCGGGGTCCAAGGAACGGGCTACCAGATTCAGCCGGGCAAGCCGGTCGACGTGCCCGAGTTCCTGCTCGGGGTCATTGACAACGCGGTGGCGTCCAAGCCCGTGTTCAACGAAGATGGGCAGGTTGTTGGCTACCGCGAAGTGCCGCGGTTCCCGTACCGGGTGATTCGGTAACATGCTCCTGCAGGAGTGGTTGGAAGAGTTGCGCGAGAACGTCCTTCGGGACGTTTCTGACGTGCTCGGCTCGTCATCCGTCGAGTTGTGGTCCGACGCGACGTTGGTGCGGTACCTCGACGAGGGGTACAAGAAGTTCTGCAAGGGGACCCTACTGCTGCGGGACTCTACTACCCCCGCGGTGACCCAGATACCGTTGGTGAGTGGGACGGACACGTACCCCCTGCACAAATCTGTCTTGTCAGTTATCTCTGCCCGGCTGGACGGCAACGCGTACGACCTACGGAAGACAACGCACGACGCTCTCGCCGGGTCTGTGGATAACTCGGTGTCGTCTGGGGCGGTGTTCGCTGCCGCGGCGGCGCAGGAGCCGGTGAAGTTTGCTGCGGACGAGGCGAACCGCGTACTGCGGGTCTACCCAACCGTCGGGGGAACCTTTGATGGCCGGGTGCTGCACCTCCGAGTCGCCAGGATGCCGTTGAATCCGCTCACTACTGACGACCTGGATGTGGAGCCAGAGGTTCCGGACGACTACCACCTCGACATCGTGGAGTGGGGGGCCTACCGGGCGCTGCGTAACCACGACACGGACGCGGAGGGAATTGCGAAGGCGAGCGCGCATAAGCGGCGGTTCGAGGAGGCTATAAAGGAGGCGCAGGTAGCCAGTAGGCGCAGCTTGTTTGCGCCTGTCGAGTTCGTATTCAATAGCAGGTGGTGAAATGCAATCAGGGTACAACCTATCGGCCTTAAACCCCGAGCTCTACGAACTCGGGGCGAGTATCGCTGGCGCGTTCTACTCCCCCGGCAACGAGGACGAGGCCGCAAAAAGACTGGCGAAGAACCGGGCGGGGCTCAATACCGCTGCCCCCGTCGCTACGACGCCGACGGTGGTTGGCCAACCCCCGCCTCCGCCGCTATCTGCCGCGGCGGTACAGGGGCGAGCGGCGGAAACCATCGCCGCCACCCCTCTCGACGCTCCTGGGTTCGGGGCGTCCCCACCCGCGGCGGGCAATAAATTCTCAATCGCGGAGCCTGCGGCGTTGCCCGCAAGCGCGGTACGGGCGGCCACGGCACCCGCACCAACGGGGCTGTCTTTTGCTCCCCGCGCTCCCGCGGCGGCGTTGGACGCCGAACTACTCGGGCAGCGGCAGCTGCTGCTCGACCAGATCAACGCCGCGCAGGGGGTGGTATCCGCGGGGAGTAACCGAGACGGGTACAAGATGGGGGACGTAACGAAGTCCCTCGCTACCATCAACGCGCTCTCCCCGTTGGTGAACAGTACGAGCGGCCTGCTCGGGAACCTGTACGGGGCGGATGCCCGCAGCGCGGATGCAGCAGGCACGAACGCTGCGCAGCAAGGCATTGCCGACGCACGGAACCAAACGGAACTGGGGCGGGCGCAGCTTGTGGGGCAGTTCGGTATCGAGGACAGAGCCGCCGCGTCGCAGGCCGCGCAGCAGCTCGCAATGCAGAAGTCGATACTCGACGCCATTAGCCCACAAGGGCAGTCCGCTGCGGCGGAAGCCGCCCTCAAGCGGCAGACGTTTCAGGACAACATCCTCCAGACTCCGGAGGAGCGCATCGCATCCAGGTACGCGCCTTCGTACGAGACGATAAAGGACGGGATGGGCAACGCAGTAGGCATTCGTCGCAATGCGGCGGTTGCTCCGTTCAATCCGCAGGATAGGGTAGACTTGGCGCCACCACAACTGAAGAAGAACTAGCTCATGGACTACACCGCCACCCTGACGAACCCCGCTGCGGCGGCCCAGGCGCGTACAGAGAGGGCGGCCCAGGCAGCGCAGGCCGCTGCCGCCGCGGAGGCGGCGCGGAACCGTACTACTGGGGATGTGTTCGGAGACCTCGGTACGCAGTTACTGCAGGGCGCGGTCGGGTTGGGGCAGTCCGCGTACGGTCTCGGCAACATCGCTACCCTTGGGGTGCTGGACCGGGCGACGGGGTTCTCTCAGAACTTCGCCGAGACCAACCAGACCCTTGAGGGGTGGAAGTCCGGCCCGACGCAGGCGGCGAAAGCCCGCGGGGCGGCGGCGTTTGAGCAGGGCATAGGGGCGGGGCTGGCCGAGTACGCCACCGACCCCCGGCTTTTGCAAGACCTCGTGGTCTCCAACATCCCCTCTCTCCTGCCTGCCGGCGCCGGTGCGCAGTTCGCTATGCGCAACGCGGCGCCGGCGGTAGCCGCGAAGTACGCCACTACCGGCGCAGCACGCGCGGCGGGGCTGCAGGCCGCAGGTTCGGCAGATGTGGAGGTTATCAACGCGGCGCGCGACGCCGGGATGACCGACACACAAGGACAGTTCGCGGGTATCGGGGCGGGCCTTGCCACAGGCGCCATGACCACGGCGGTGGCAAGGCTGACCGGGGCGGCGGGGCTCGAAGGGGCGGTTGCTGCCCGGCTGCTCGGGCACGCAGCTCCGAAGACAGTAATGGGGCAGACGGTTGTCCGTGGGGCTATCGGCGG